CTGTGCAGACTGCCTGTTGAAGATACCACGTTCACCAGACTTACTCTCGTACAGAGATAGCCATTCGCGCATGTATGTACCCATCTGTGGCTTCTCTTTGTAGGCAACGCTGTTGTTTGCAAGCGCACGTTGACCTTCGTTCTCCCACCACTGACCCGCCTTGGCATGACGCATCTGGTCATCGTTCAGGTTAGACAAGCTGATGAGTGCGCTTCGTCTAACCCCGCCGACAACAACAACCTCACCAATCTTACACATGATGTCGTGACATTCAATTGGGTATAGCCTACGATTTGCCGCACCCTTGAACTTCTCTACACAAAAGTGAAAGAGTTCTTCCAGTGGGGCTGGGCCACTAGCCCTACCACCAAATGTCTTGAGACGTGCGCCAGCAGGACGTACCTCTGAAGTATCCCATTTGGGAATTTGCCCTGCGTACAGCAGAGAAATAAGTTCACGCAATGACTTTGCCCAACCGGGACGTGAATCACCTACCTTAATTACTGTGTCTGTAGCATGAAATGCTTCATTGACGATTGGCAGCTTCTCTACATGATGACGTTCAACAGAGAAGCCTACGCCAGTGCCACACATGAGGATATACATTGTCTCGTCAAAAGCACGGGGGCTATCCACTGGTATGTAAGAGCAGTTGTAACCGCCAACATGGCATCTGTCTAGTGCTGGTCCTGCAGTCATCAATGCTCTCATGCTTGGCATGATATCCTGATTAAGTACAGCCTCTTCTAAATCAGCCTTTAGCTGACAGGCAAGCCTATATCCGTGCTTATTCTCAAGGTGTTCTGATAGATAATCAAAGTATCGTGATACAGTTTCAATCCATGTCTCACGCCTCTGCTCATCTTCTTTCCAACGAGCATAACGCGAAAGGGCGATAAAGTTTTGATAGTCCGTGGGTAGATAGTTGTTCAATTAGTTCTCCTGTATAGTCTTAATTACTTTAACATTGATACCTTCAATCTCATACAAGTATTCTTCCAAGGCATCTTCTATCTCAATGGCTACATCACCATCCGCTGGCATTGGATATTCTTCAGGGTCTACTTGAAGTGTTGCATAGACCTTAACTCTTATCATCGTAACAGCCCTCGACCTCTGTTATAAGTTTATCCAGATACCATCGTGCTTTCTTCAAATCTTCTGTACCATTTTTATAGCGATAACGCCACAGGTATTTCATAATGTTGCCTTGGAGATAAAACTCATAGCCCTCTCCTGTAGCCGCAGCAATGGCCTCAATGCACTCAATGCCTTGGTTATTGTAATGAGGGGGATGATTTACCATATCATCCCTCTTTTTACTTTGCTTTAGCTGACGAGCCTGTTCATCATATCGTTCAATGATACTCTTGTAGTCAGTCATCATGCATTTCCTTTTGTTTTTGTTCCGAAGTTTAGATGAACTACATTACCATCTTCATGTGAAATGTCAACTTCAGTATCTTCAATAATCTCTTCTTTGTCGATGTGTTCTAGCACAAAGTTGTGAACATACTCTCCAAAGTTTTCGTCCATCTCCATAATGGGAACTGTAGCACAAATCATCTTACACAAATGTATAAGCTGTGCATATGATTCGTCATCTAGATTGTTATTAGGAGATGAAATAATTGACATATCAATCTGCCCAGTCCAATCTGTTCCGTCCATCATAGGACGAACTCTCACGATAAAATCTTCTGGCTCAATGCCGGGTTCAAATTCCATTGCTATCTCCTTTTCACTTTGGTTCCACTAAACTTAATAAACTTAGGGTGTTTGTTCTTACCCTTCTCTTTGAGCCAATCCTCTGGTATGATGCGGTCATAGTATCTAAATCCATACTTGATGCACCACTCACCATAGGTAGACTTAGCACCCTTGCGTAACTTTCTTCTACTATTCTCAAATACGAACCGTATGTCAAGTTTAGGATGTTGCTTTTTGATGGCAAGATGCTTGCGCCTGTCAGCGGCAGTAAACATACCCTTAGTCTCAATGATAATACCATTGTCCAACACGAAGTCTGGAGTATAGGTGCGGTAGGCTAAGTCTTCCCACTCAATCTTGAGTTTCTCATAGTCATATATAACTTTGAGTTCGTCAAGGTAGACGGATAACTTATGCTCTAGCCCACTCCTATATCCATACTTACGTGCCGCACGAAACGCCTTATGATTGTGTCCTGACATTAGCCAACTCTACATAAGGTGTAATCTTAGGTTCTTTTGCTTGTGACATGACTGCTGGTATTTCCTGTAGTGTAGGCCAGCAATCAAACCGATACGAGCAAAAGATACAACTCTCATTTAGTACCTTATTGCCAGTAGGTTTCCCCCTAAATGTTTCAGGCACAGCATCAAAGCAACGCTTAAACTTATTATCTTTGATTGTCTCTACCGTCTTTTTAATATTATCATACTCAGCATCTAAGTCAAGTCCTGACGCTGGAACGTATTTGAACTGAGCATTTGATTTGTTTACTACCCACCAACCACCTACATTTTTGCCAGAGGCTTTTGCATAGCCAGCGAGTTGTCCAACGTAACCAAAACTATCGTGTTCCGCTAGGGATTCATATGACTTGAACTTGTTGTTATAAGACCAGTTAGATGCTGACTTAATATCATCGACAGCACCATCAATAACAATATCATATGTGCCTTTAATGGATGTGTCATCATCAACTTCCAGTATAACTGTTTCAGCATCTTCATACTTTACTCCGGCTTCTTTCAGTAATCCTTTAAAAACTGCCTCAACAATATCCCCCAACATCATATTCATTACGAATGTTGTTGGCTTTGGTAATGCTTTCTCTGGCTTGTTTTTCTCAAACCAGAGTTGGCAAGTCGGCCTACCCACATTAGACATGCGTAGGCCAAACTTGTCACGTTTATTACCGCCGCCAAACTGACGTTGCAAAGCATCTACTACATCATCAGCTACTTGTTTAATTGTATCAGCACTAACAGTAGTTTTACCAGATGCGGCGTTTTCAAGATACTGATGCAGTGCCAGTTCAGCAGGGTGTTTCATTATGCTACCTCTTCTTCCTCAAATTCAACATCAACAAAGTCGCCAACTACATCTACATCATCATCATCCATTTGGGAGTTTGCTTTCTCATCCCAAGCATTCATGATGTATGTGTTATAGTTTTCAACCCAAGACATAAAGTCTGCAAAGATTGTATGCTCTTTTTCAGTAATGTCAATAGACTTACTGAGGTCAAGAGAAACAACAGGCAGAAAGAAACTATTACCGTTAGGCAGTTTGCGTTCCTCTGTATTTGCGGTGACGTAATGTTGAAGAGGAAGACGTTGCATCTTCGCTACTTTATTGAATGGCTCACCCACGGTTTTAAAAGCGTCACGATTGTCAACTTCCCAGATGAATGCAGTCTCTTCTACATTTACCTCTTCACCCCTATCGTTCGTGGGGTTTATGAGTTCAACTGTACCAAGCACAACACGAACACGTTTAATTTGACGGATAAGGTCTTTAGTTTTATCTGGCAAAGCATTAAAGTCCTTGATGTAACCCGCAGGTTTACCACAGTTAAACCCGCCATCGTTGTCCTTCAAGTCAATATTCAGATTGTCTGCCATTACCGTTTTTACATAGCGGTTGGGAGACTTGTCGCTACCCATAATGAAACGCTTGTGCATGAAGCGTTGTAGATAGGGGCGAATCTTCACAGAGTTGGCGTAGTAAGTTGGGCCATCTGGAATCTCTAGTTTATATGTGCCGCCATTGACGACTTCCATATTTACCATCTTTCCCTTCACTTCAGCCTCGCCCATAATAGGCGAATGATTAATGCGAAGCCTAGCCAGATTACTATTACTCTTAGTGTCTGTAGACTGTCCTGCAATTCCCATGGCCTTTGCCATAGCTGCATAATTATTAATGTCGATTGTAGTCAATTCCATATTTTATACTCCTTCTTTTGAGTTAGTGAGATGTAGTTATATCATGACACATCTTTTGTGTCAAGCCAGTTGGGTCCGATTTTTGCTTCAAGTAGAAGCGGAACATTGAAAGACAACCCCCAACGTATGTCAATCAAGTTTAATAACTCCCTGTTAGTCTGTTCAATTACCTTGACAACACTCTTCTCTTCATCAGGGTGAACATCAATAACAATTGAGTCATGAACACTATTTACCACACAGGACTCCATGTTGTCAAGCAGTTTTTCTATGTGTAATAGTGCCAGTGGTACAATGTCTGCCGTAGCAAATGATTGCACCGGGTAGTTCTTAATCTGTGTAAAATAGGACACTCTGCCACGAGCATTACGAACTACATTTTTAAATGCAAATTCACGACCAGATGGGGTAGTAATCTTGCCTGTGTTTAAAGCCTCTTTAGCCAGTCTGGAATGCCAAGATGCGACTCCTTGATACTTCTCTGTGAAGTGTTCATAGTAGGCGGCTTCTGCTTTGGTTCTACCGAAGCCTGTCGCTCCATATAACGGCGCAAAAGTGTGAGCCTTCGCTTCTTGGCGACTCGTAGGTTGACCAGCATCAGATATAACCGAAGCCGTATAGGAATGGACATCAAATCCTGTAGATACTTCTTCAATAGCAACTCCATCTTGTGATAGGTAAGCGGCTGTGCGAAACTCCAACTGCGCAAAGTCAGCTTCCATAATCTTGCCACCTTCCCAGCGAGATACAAACACCTTCTTCACGGGAAACGTGCCGCCACGGGGCATGTTCTGCATGTTGGGGTCAGCACCAGAGAACCGTCCTGTAGCAGTGCGATGTTGTAACAAACGAACATGTAACTTACCATCTGCTTTGATGTGTGTAGCAATACCATCAACGAAAGATGATAGGTATGTCTCCACGGCAGACAAGCGGCGCACTTTACTAAGAAAGTCAACAGCCTCTCTTATATCTTTACGGCGAGCATTGGCTTCTAAATGCTCAAGGTTTGACTTGCTTGTAGTAAAACCATTAGAACTTGCCCATTTAGGTGAGGGTGGCTTGAATCTTAGACCCGCCAAAGACATAGTAGGATTAAGCACATAACCATGAGTGTCACAGTTCGTACATCTGTTATCTCTAGCATAAGGTGTTCCATCTTTCTTTACCTTTCGTATATAGCCCGTGCCACTGCACACGCTGCATTGCTCTGCCTTTGTCTTATATAAACGCTCAGTGCCTGTAGCAACAAGTGTTCTGAAGTCAGGTTCATCCATGTATGGGTCAATCTGACTAGCCCAATACTGTTTGTCACGAACCCTGCGGCTGTATATAACCCAAGACAATTGCTCTGGACTGTTAAGGTTGATAGGTGTATCACCCATCAGAGTGCGAACATGCTTGCCTAAATCTTCTTTCAACTGGTCACGCTCTGCCTCAAATTGTTGTCGCACACCGTCAAGTGCACCAAGGTCAACAGCAAAGCCACGCTGATAGATACGAGCCAGTGTAACACACACCTGATTAGTTAGGTCAACTGTACCCATCAAGCCGCTGTCAGCAGGTGTATTCAAACGATACATCAACTTATCAGATAGTTGCTGTGTAGCATGAAGGTCAGCAGACAGATAGTCAGACAACTCATCGTGAGGTATGTCACGTACACTGTAGCCTTTGGCAAAGTATTCCTTGAGTGTGTCCTGCTTCTGTGTATCTAACTCGTACCGTTCAGCACAAGCCTCAAGAGACAGTGGTTCTTTCTGCCCACGCTGTAGCACAT